TGTTCTTCTTCGAGTTTCCTTTTTTCAGACCGAATCGTTTTCAAAAATCGGTGGGGGTATTCGGTAAGTTTAGACCAACTAAAATCGTCAATTGAATATTCAATATATTCTGGTACGTGCGCGATAAACACAATAGATGCCTTTATGAATTTATAAACACACGTAGTAGTTATAGCGTAGCAGAATGCACGTGGGTAAAGCCACCACATATATGTGTTTATATGTTACTTTTTTTATCTAACTTAACTACAAGATGAACCTACATGAAGTTCCAAAGAAAGTTCAGTACGTAACCGTGGACTCAGAATTTGTGAGTGGTTCTAATAACACGTTTACGATCGATTTTTCACTCGATTCAAATGTGCATATGGAAGACATGACAAAAGTCATAGGCTTCAAAGTTGTGGATTTCTATGTTACTCAAGTCGGTGAAAGCGATGGCACCGGAACGACAAATGTTTCTAAATACATAGATGTGGTGTGCGAAGACATACCAAAACGTGCACAAATACTGGACGAAAGAAATGGTGAAATACTCGCGAGAATACCACTCGAAAGAAGCTTTTCCGGAAGTAACACGTTTATCATGAGAGACAAACAATGGAGATCATTTCACAGAGAAACTGCATTATTTAATCCAATATCTATACAAAAGACGCATTTTAAACTTTATGAATCACAGGGTGATGGCGACTACGAATTATTAAAACCGAATGTATCGTTCTACATGATAATAGAGATAACCACTATAGACGTAAAGGAAAAGCCCCGAAATAAAGAGGTTCAAATTTTAGAAGCACTCGATCGGTTGATGTCTAAAATAGACAATCTCAATCATAACGTAAAAAAATTACCGGATGCCGACCAGTTAGAGAAAGCTAGAAAGGAAACAAAAAAATACCCATTTAGCTATCTTGTTATAATGATAGTCCTAATATTAGGAGGTGTCTACTATATCATGCCTAAGCAGACGTCGATTCCTCCACCTTCTTTTTAACTCGGCGAACCACTTTCTTAACAACCTTTGGTTTTTCTGGTTCTGGTACCGGGGCTGGAGCGACTGACTCCGGTACTGGAGCTGGAGCTGGAGCTGGAGCCACGGGTTCTGGCACGTGGGCTGGCTTGGTGGCTCCGTCAATTTCGTCAACCAAACGCAACAAGATGTCATAGACATGTTTCTTGTTGATGCGAAGAGACTTCATTTCATCACGGATTTCTTGCCTGATAGATTCCATTGTAATATACATAAAGGAAATATTATCTTTAAATGTAATGCTCGTCATAGGACCAAGTCTTCTGAGTGGAATCGGGCAACACGCTAAAAAGTATACCGAACTTTTCCCCGATTGGGAATATACTGAAATTCAAAATGACATACCTGCATGTGAAAGAGCGTTCATATTTGCTTTACCTATTAATTACTGGTTTCAAAAAATACCAGAGCTCAAGAAAAAGGTCAAACACTTACACTGTATGACTGTATGTGAAACCGAAACCGTACACGAAGACTATGGTAAATTGTTTTCATTTTTTGACCGAATTGCAGTTCCGAGCGAGTTTTGCAAAAAAGTGTTCTCGAGACAATTTCCACATACCAAATTTTATGTCGTTAGAGCACATATACCCACCGAAGACAAATACACCTTTTATCACATTGGAAACGTCGCTGACCAACGAAAGAATTTTAGAGATATCCTCGAAGCGTTCGTGCGCCTCAATAAGCCCGACACAAAGCTTATAGTGAAAGCCACGTGTAATCAACCCATCAAAATTAACTTGCCAAATGTAGAAGTCATAAATGATCTGATATCCGATGAAGACCTGGATAAAATACATAGATTATCAGATTGTTACGTGAGCTTTTCTAGTTCAGAAGGCGTTGGTATGGGTGCTGTTGAGGCCGCCATCCGAGATAAACCTGTCATTATTACAAATTATGGAGGTGCACCCGAATATGTAAAAACACCGTATACGATTGATTGTGAACTTCAAGAGTTGCAGAATGATGACTTCTTGTTTAAGAAAGGTATGCAGTGGGGCAAACCAAACAAAGAACAACTCTTGGAATTCATGAATGATGCGTATGAAAAACGACTGAGATACATGGATCACTCACACACGAAATGGATGGTTGGAAAAGAACACGTATCACAACAATTCATCGATGATGTAATTGGTAATGAAAACGATGAGCCCGGTGAGAATAGCACCTGAAGCAATGGCACCCTTTTGAGCGATAAGCATGGAGACGATATCATCAATGAAACCAATGTTTGTGGGTTTCTTTACATTTTCGGGGACAATTTTTGCGATAGCTACATAGAGGGCCATGGCGATTATAACTGGTCTTAATGTTTCTTGGTCTAACATTTACAATACACTAATATTTTGATTTTGGCTGATGTTTCTTACAGAATCCACCACACGTAGCTCTAAATCCACACGACTTGCCAGCCAATGTCACTGCCTGACAAGTGTGCACCACACGCCTTTTTTCTACTATCTGCTCTGGAGCTTTATCTAAAAAGTGAATGACCTTACCATCCCTTTCTTTTCGAAGTTGTGTGTATTTTTGTTTCATCTTCCACGTTGCATGTGCGAGTTTCTTGCATCTATCGGTGGGTGATTCCACTCGGTACATACGCATGGCGTCGGCGAGGCACTGTTCGTAGGACATCTTTAGAATGTTGTAATTACAAGGGTAAGAATAGGTGACTTAGGATATAGAACTGCACAATTTTTCAGAAACAAATGAAATTACTGGAACAGATACTGCATTACCAGGTAATAACTCTATGAAACGCTTTTTAATTCTGATTACACCATAGATGTATCTCTTATTATGTGAAACCACATTGGAAATGAATGCCTAACACCACTACGTATTTCAGTTATACCATGCACGTAATCTATATTAGATGGGAATAAAACGAGTTTTCCCTTTTCTGGTTCAATACTCACAAGTAATTCCGGAAAAAATATTTTACCACCCTCAAAATCATCATTAAGATACAATATAGCAGTATAGTCTCTAATTTCGGTACCTGGGTGAAAGTGAAGATTTCCGGTAAAAAGATTCACTGTATCACAATGTGGTGGCATACGTTGTCCGGGATACCACGAGACTACGTCAGTATAAGTCATCCCAACTTTATGACCAAATGTTTCGAATGCTTTATTTTTAATTCTATCTATAATATCCGTTAATACATCACGTGATGGAAATGATTCTACATATCTACTTCTACCCGCATAAAATGGAAATACTTTATCAGCTGGTATAGTTGGTGTAGATGGTATCTCACCGACAATTTTGTCACACGTGGTATCATGAACAAACTTGGGTATTTCGTATATATCCATTATATAATTAGTTATATAAATTTATATTGTCATTTGCACACGGGTGTGTAATCAAAGACACCGTTTTCTTACATGTCAATTACAATCAAAATATTTATACCATTTCTAATGATTTTTAAGGCTGATATACAACTCGGTGTTGTCGCGCAGACACATTGTGATCTCGCAACCTAATTTGAACAAGCGTTTGGAAAATTCTTTGCCGTCTAGCGCTTTCAAAACGTCGTCCATTACCTCATTTGCGCTTGAATTACGAATATGGAGTGTTATACGTTCTCCATCTGAGTACTTGTAACTAGATCGACACATCCACCCAACGAAATTGGTGTACCTCTTGAATGAGCTTTTTCTACCTGGCTGATCGGTGATCGATGAGAAACATTTCAATAAGTCTTCAGTTTCAATGCCCATATATATCAACTGTCGCAAACGCTGGAAACTTGGTGACGTCACTTCCGTCATAACGGTTCCATAGTTACAGAGCATCTTGAAGTGCTTGATCTTCGCACCAGTATAGTCAAATGCTCGGAGGGTCTTGGCGTCGACAGACGCGGAAGCTTGCATTATCTTAATCGAACGTTTATTAAATAATTAAAAGTGAAATTCGACTTAGGTACTAACCTCAAGTCAAAAAACAAAGACCCCTACCTTTGTTTTTAAAAAACAGCTTAAGTGGAAGCCTCGTTTATTAAAAATCAAGTAAAAAATGAGTGAAAGCATTCAAAAGCTTACCCACGTCGAGCACATCTTGAAGAGACCAGACTCATATGTTGGCCCTGTGTCTCGTGTTGGTGAACAGTATTGGGTCAAGGAAGGTGATGGTTTCGAAAAGAAAACCGTCATCTATGCACCCGCGCTTCTTAAGATTTTTGACGAAATTCTTGTCAATGCCATCGATCGTAATTCACTCTATCCAAAACAGGTAACGTCCATCTCCGTCAACATCGACCGAGAAAAGGGTGAAATCAGTGTTGAGAACAATGGACCTCTCGGAGGCATCGCGGTCAAGGAACATGAAAAAGAGAAGATTTGGAATCCGGAACTCACGTTTGGGCATCTTCTCACGAGTACCAACTACGATGATTCGCAACAGCGTGTCGTGGGTGGTAGAAATGGGTACGGTGCAAA